CTTCCCAAGGTAATCGTTCCAGTACCCGTGGTACTGGTAGACATTTTTGCACGATTTCCTAAAGATATTGCCATGTTAAGCTATCCGTATAATTGCGTTACTCGCGTCAGCGGTGGGAAAAACGATAGTGAAGTCTCCAGACGTGGCACCTTTATCGGCTCCAAAGTCCAAAACACAAACAGACGGATCGCCTGACGCGGCCTCATTATAAATTAAAGCACCGCGCACCGAAGAAATTGTTACGTTAGAAAACACCTCATCAGAAAAGTCAGTCAGAGCTGTTGTGCCGGTAGTCGTTGGCGTTACGCTTGTTAAAAACTGACCCTTTGCAGTGTAATTTGTTCCCGTTATTTCATTGCTACTTGTGTAAGCAGTGGTAGCCGCAGTGAAACTTGCACTGTTGTCATACAAAGCAATCTTAAACTGGTCACTTGCCGCAGTGAAATTATGTGTAGCTGTCATTAATTCTTTTTTGAATGAAGTACACAGGAAGTTGCCCGTAAAAGCCATTACATTTTCCTTATATATTCGGCCAAATCAGAATGACCCGCTTCTTTTATCGCATTATATACCGTAGTACGGTCACTTTGGATAGCCTGTTTCATGTAGATGACCAGCAGCTTTTCTATGCTGTCACGATAAGCAATAGCCTGATCCCGTAGCGTAGGGTGCGCGTCCTCAGAGAACGCAACGATCTTACCTACGCAACGGTGAGCCACCTCTTCAGGAGTTGCACCACGATTGTTTGTGGTTTGAACATCAACCTTAAACTCTCCAAAAGACATGTTGTTCATTGTTTCGGCCTAATAACTTGACCAACACGGTAACCTTGTGTGGTTTCTTTGGCCTCACCCAACAACTTTAGACCAGACAAAGACTCCTGAAATCTCTTGTCATACATAGCCATAACGTCCTGCTCACCTTTCATAAAGATGTACGCCTCTATTAACGAACCGTACAAAAGGCTTAACTCTGCATTTTCACTTAACCATGTTGTACCACTGTCTGATCCTGCCGTAAGGCTTGCGGGGCGGTACAAGTAGTGAAGCTCTGCCGTATAGTCAACGTTTGGTGTTGGTGCTAAGATAAAGTTGCTGACGTCAAACGTAGCGTAATATTTCGGCACACCTGTTGTAGCAGGATCGGAGGTATAGCTTTGAACAAAGCTAACATCTTTAAACTCTACAAATCCGTAATCACTGCCACTGGTTATTGGGTCCGTAACAGTTCTTAGGCTTAACGAATATGGCGCTAAAAAATCACTTGGCATCGCAAGAAACTTGTTTCCACTAGACGCTATACCTGAAACATTTTTTCGAAATAGACTTAGCTGAACAGATTTTAAAACTCGTTCCTCTGCTGCCCGTATAAACAGAGGGAGATTAGCTACAAAAGAAGTCTCCGTGTTCTCAGTGTAATCCTGCAACGCTGTTTTTAACTGCGCAAATGTAAAGCTCATGACGTGACCACCGTAACCTCTCCGACTTCCCCTGTAGATTTCAACCTGTTAGGAGTCAACGACTCGTCCCCGTTAAAACCAACGGGTCGAAAACCGTATTGAATGTTTCTTTGCTCCTCCAAACCAGACTCTGGTCTAGGGTTTCTTAACGCTTGGGGATCAGCCCCTACCTTGGGAGGGAATAGCTGAGGATGCTTTGGATCGAACTCGTCCTTGCCGACACGCGCCCCTGTCCACTCCTCTCGCATATCTCTCAGTCTATAACGAAAACCAGAACGATCCGAAATTCCATACGCATTCTTGTCTGAAGCATAGGCCATGTCACACCCTTAGATACTGAATGCTTGGTTGAAGTTTAAGAGGAACACGATCCTCGTCCTCGTCAGAGGCCCGTTGGAACTCTTCTTCATACACACTCTTCAAAAGTTGAATCCGTTCCGGCGCTCTTTTCATAGCGATATAATACGCCAGCCCCGCTACCATACATGGGTAAAACCGAAACGGCATGTCCGTTGTGTTCACCAACGTATCGGCGTCCTCAATTCTCTGCACATAGTAGTAGATTAACTGATCTGTAGAGTTCTCGGGAACGGCCCACAGATTTATAACAGGATCAATCTGTCTGTTAAACCAAAACTGGCTTGGTCTACCCTGCGTGGTTTTGTTGGGAAGAGTGGCATACTCCCCCCGACTAATTCGTTCTACCTCATAGTCTGTATTGCTGCGCCTAAGAACAATTTCTAGTACATCAACAACATCCGCCGTTAACGTCTGAGTGGCCTGCCCTTGCGTCAACGTTATAGTTCCCTGCGCCACGGTCCACATGTTGATGCCACGGTTTGCCCAATCAGCAAACATTAGGTTCAAAGACCTACGCGCCGTTCGAGCATCGTAGCCAGTGCGGACCTCTAGTCCACACCGCTCATACGCTTCCTCAATAATCTCACCAACATCAATGTTGAAATCTCTGGACCCAGAAGTAGCCATGATTAATACAACTTCGGTGATTGATTAGTTTTAATCATAACACAACCGCCGTTTTTAAAGCTTGTAACTTTGCCGCCGTTTTTCATGTACCCCATTTTATTACGAACTGGCTCAGGTAACTTTTTAAGACCAGTCTGGTCTTCTGTTGGTTGTTTCATATCCATTAGACTTCTCCTTAAAACTGACGAACAGCGCCCTTGGTACTCTTGCGCCTAGATTCCATTACTTGTCCGCAGCCTTTCGCGACCGCTTCGCCTTCTTTGCCTTCGCCTTGGTAGGGCCTTTTGACTTGTCCCCCAAGGGTATAGCCTCTGACCTTGGCTTTCTTAGTGTTACTGACAACGGTTTTTCCTTTTTTGCCAGCTTTCTTCTTTTTCTTAGCAGTCGAAGCTCTATCTGCTTTAGAAAGAGAACGTGCTTTAGCCAACGGAAGGCATCGGTCAGGGTTCTTCTTGTCCTTTGAAGTACCGCATGGACCTTTGATTTTACCATCAGTTCCTATCCTCACCCACTTCTGGTCGCGCCACTTTTTTAACTCGCCCATTACGACTTCTTCTTCTTGCCTTTTGCGCCTTTAGCGTAGTTAGGGTCTTTGCAATACTTTGAAGCCGCCATGTTTGCATACGCCGAAGGATACGTGTCAAAAGTTCTTTTCGCCCAAGCCTTACCCGAAGGACAAATCTTGCTGCCCTTGGATTTAGGAGAAGCCTTACCACCTCTTTTATAGTAGGTAAGACCCTTGAGAGTCTTAGCGGGTGGCTTGGACACTTGCTGTTCCATCTGACCTCTGGATATAGCCATAATCACGCTCCATGTACGATTTAATGTACGCTATTTCTGACGCTATAACTTCTGTTTTTTTATCTACAGAGATTAAAGTTTGAGTTGTCCAAGTGGCCCAGCTATAACTGACCGCGCCAATGCCGCCAATAACCGCCGTAAGAAGAATAACTACCACTTGTTTCATCAACACTTCCAACGTTTTCTAGCCTGTCTTAAACGACTATTCGGGTCTTTAGCCGCCTTTGGAAACTTCTTCATCTGTCCTGCCGAACGAGCGCAATAAGACTTCCTGCGCTTGGCGTCCTTGCTGCCCTTCTTTACTTTACCCGTGACCGCTGTTTTAAGCTTTGATCCCGGGTTTGCAGCGCGGTGGGCTTTCACGCCCTTTTCCGTCATTCCCGCCCCAGACTTAGTGGGGCGGTAATTTTTCTTGTTACGCTTTATCGGCTTATCCGAACGACTAGCCATACTCTTTTCTCATATCCAGTATGATAGTGTATGTGTCCGCACTTGTATGACCGACTGTTGTGAACATCACATCTCCAGTCTTTCCAGAACCGGAGTTGTTAGTCAAACCGCCGAACACACTGTACTCGTGGTTGCCACTTTGGTTCTCACCTAGTTCAATACATAGAACATCGGTTGTTGCGTCCCAAAGAATTTGAACCTTCATGCCAATACACTGCCACCAGATTCTTTCTATCACAACGCCAGTACAAGCAGCGCCATCCAAACCCGTAGTCAGTGCAGAAACATCAACCTTCTTAACTGCCGATTCTCCGGAGCCATCTGAGATGTTCGTAAACTTTTGAACAACTCTTTTGGCCCCGTCGAAAAGCGTCTGTGTAGCTACAGCATCTGCCATATCACGCTCCTATTTATGCGATTTGCACATACTCAATGATGAACGTAAACGAACCCGCAGTGGTAGCGTCAACCGTATTGGTAATATTACA